ACGTTGTATATAATTTTTGGTTTTTCTGGTTCCGATCCACTGCCACCTTCTGATGGAATACCACCCGTAAATCCTACTGTGGTAAGAGACAATGCATTGCCATCGTATGCCTCTGCACATGTGTATTGAGTGTAATCTGGACTGGTTGCTGGGAAAAGATCATCAAGTTCTTTTAGTAGATCATCAAGGAAATCTTTATCGTCTTTTTTCTTATCTTTGCTGCCATCAGTACATATTCTCTTGTACTTAGCACAATCCAGATTAGGACCAGAACAAGTAATGCCAAGGAGTGTTAAAACTCTGTTAATTGCTCCACCAATCATGTCAAGTGGACTTGCAATTGCTCCAAGGATATCTTGTAGTGGTCCAAGAACACTGTTAAGTAGTTGCTCTAACAATTCATTAATCTTAGACAAAATCGCATTGACAAGAGCATCAACTTGACAAATAACTGCACGATAAATTTGATCGATATAACTGAAAAGTAAATTGGTTAACCACTTTTCCAATCTTTTTCCAAGATCTGCCATGGTACAACCAACTTCTTTAAGCAAGTCGTTAAACCACTTGGTTACTGGTGTAAGTATATTGCCTTTATCGCTTGGGTATAACAAAGCATGGATTAAATCCTTAACTCCTGCTTTAATTTTTTGGATAATAAATCCCTTGATATTGGCAACGAACTCTCTCACCAGTCTCATCATTTTATTTACATATCTTCTACCAGTAGCAATACCGCTGTATAGTTTGCCCGTTGCTTGGTTAACAAGATATGTCCCAATATTTCCATTATTGTTTTGAATTTCAAAAAGAAATTCACTCAAAATAATAGTAGCAGATGCTTTAAAATCTTTACCTCCACATTTGTCTGCTACTTCCTGACACCACTCTTCTGAAGCAGGATTACCTTTTTTAGTAGGTGCTATAGTTCTGGGAATTGGTGGTACTCTATCTCCCTTAGAATTTCTTGTTCCATCGGGAAGACCACCAGTGCTAGTATTTGCTGGTCCTTCGCCACCTTTTGGATTTTCTGGTGCTGGTTGACCATCTGTTGCAGGGTTTACCTGACTCGAAATAGCAGTAGTGAAAGGTCTGTTATCTGGTCTTTCGTTGTTAACAACTGTAGTTGCGCCAGGAGTATGTCCTACAGATCCAATGATAATCGGTTTCTTTTTATTTCCATCTAAGAAAAAACCAATTACCTTGCATCCCTTCTCAATAGCAGGAGAAGCACCACCTCTATTACCTGGCATAAATGGAGTTGTAACAGGCATCATTACATGAGCCCACTCCAATTGTTGGTGGGGGAGCACCGTAGCATCTTGTGTATGATGCCCGATGATTCTTACCTTAAAACGGTAACCACCTTTATCTTCTGGATAATCTTTAGTAGTTGCTTCTACCTGTCCAATCCACCAATAGAAACCATCGTCTCCAATTTTTTGGATTGGTAGTAGTTGGGACAGACTCTGATCCATATCAATCAATCATCGTATACTAAGCACTCTGGGGCACTTGGATTGTTGTCGCAGTATAGTTCCAGAGATGTGGGATCGTGATGATCTTCTGGATGACGCTCGGCATACGCTTCGAGATCAGCCAATTCTTGTTCTGTATGTCTGCGAGCTTGAGGAGAAGTCTGTGGGTTATCCAGAATCTCCCTATCCTTTTGAATGTGTGCTTCAATGTTTTCCATAGTAGTTACCTCCATGTATTATTTAGAACCATGCGTGGATGCTTTACCATCCATACCATAAGAGTCACGCATTAGTTTCATCGTAGTTGAGTATACTCCATTTTGTGCAGCGTTTCTATTATATGTGTGAGTTACCTCAAAAATCAAGTATCTACCACTAGATTCAATGTCCCAAGGTTCTTTTTGTTTTTCCACAAAAGATTGTTTATTCTGTAGTCTAATATCAACCTTATAACCAGCACAAACTTGTGCATTCCCAGAAATAAGAACCACACAAGTTTGATTTTTCAACAATTCATATCTAGCATTGCCTTGAGATGCAAACTGTTTTTTCCAGTCAGCATATTCAGTTGGGTTTGGAGACCCATCTTTAGGTTCTGGTGATGCTGGGTCTGGACCAGTAAACCAAGATTCATGATCAACAATTTGTGAAATGAATCTAGTTGGTTTTCCAGAAAGTTCCAGTTGTGCTTCTGGAATTATATCTTGATTTCCAAGTCGTGCCATCCTATCGTAAGAGTCTTTAATTTTATATTCATATTCACTATATTCTCCAGTAGACCAGTCATAATAAACAATCGTAGCAGCAAGTTTTCCTTTCCTCATGTCTTTCATGAGGTTAACTTCTCCATTGAAGAAAGACTCTCTAATCAAAAATTTCTCGTCATCATAATCATTTTGATTTGCAACCTTTTCTACATAAGGTCCCCATGGTGGCAAGAAAGCAAACTCTGATGCTAACTCAGATCCTTCTTTTGCACACAAGGAATCGACTGCAAAGAAATTATACCCTCTTCTAGTTTCCCAGAAGAAAAATCCAGCACTACCTTTCAGTTTGTTTTTATTAGTTCCTGTGAGATCTTTGTTTTCGGACTGCGTACTTGGTACAATATTAGATTTTTCAGGAACAGATTCAAAAGCAAGATCTGAACAAATGTCAAATGGTCTTGCTCTCATACCAGTAAATTTAGTAGAGAACTTTGGTTTCTCTCTAAAAAATGTTTTCTGTGTTTGGATATCATTTCTCAACATCCTTTCAATGATGTCAGAAGGATTTCCTTTAAGTTCACGATCTATTCTAGTGTACTCATTAACCAATGCTTCTTCAGAAATCATTGCAAGTACATATGACTGCAAATTGTTTTTTACAACTCTATTGGCAATATTCCAAATCTTCAATCTATAAACAACACTTTCTTCGAAGACAGAAGATACATCAAATTCTACTATTTCACCACCAGAAATAGGAAGTGTGTTAATTAATCCAGCGGAATCTACGATTGTTGCAGTCGCGGAAACATATGGCAAAGAGATATTTTCAATATATTCAAATTTCGACACAAGAGCTTTGATGTCAACAGGTTTCCCCCCGTTAAGTGGATATAACTTAACGGTATTGAATTTAAAATCGGTACTATTATTAAACATATCAGCTCATCAATCTCAAATAACTCTTGGACCAAATATCAGAACCTTGACTATCTGCACTTCCTCCAAGTTGAGCAACGTCTACAGATCTAGCAGGACTTTCACCACCTTGTGGTGTCATAACTGGCACTGGAACTATAGTTGGATTTGCAGAAGCAGTAGCGGTAAATAAAGATGTGCTATCAGATAAACTCGCTACCTTAGAATCAATAAGTTGAGGAGTAGTTATTGGAGTAGCAGCGTTGTAGTCTAATGGCAAGAATGCTTGATCATCTTTCTTCGTGGGTGGAGGGGTTGGCTTAGTTCCTGGTGCTGCCTGTCTTCGAGTTGGTTGAATATTTTCCTTTAGCATAAATCCAATTGGATCCACTGCTCCAGACATTTTATTAATATCACTATATCGTTCAAGGTGAAGGTGTGTGTAATTTTGACCTTGTGGTCCTGGATAGAAAACCAGTTTTCCAATTTCATCACCCTCCTTAACTTTATCACCTGGTTTTAATCCACCAGTAGGTGATAGGTGACCGTAGACATATCCAGATCCATCTTCATGTCTAATTTTAACAGCACCACCTGCTTTTCCATATCCAGTGCCATATGCTTCCATAACTGTACCATCTTGAATTGCCATAACTGGCGATCCTTCATCCATACCAAGATCCGCTCCCATATGAGTGTAACTACCACGGTTTTCACCAAAATTTGACGGTGCTCTATTTCCAAGTTGTCTATGCATGGTAGTTGTTGGTGGCGCTTGATTCTTTCTCCAAGGGAGAACTCTAGACATAACTCTATTCTTAGCACTTGTGCTCATATCGACATCATTCCAGTCCTGTCCCGCAAATGTATCTCGTGGACTTCCAGATGCATTTGGATCACGGAATGGATTGAACTTGCTAAGATCAAAGAAATCCATCATACCTTTAGCAAATTTTTCCCATCCATTTTGCTTATCATAATATTCAGATAGTCCTGCTGCTTGCAATTTACTATATTCAGATTTGTTGCGTTTTTGCGAATCTAGTATACCATCACCAAACATTGCAAAAGTTTTTCTGTCTAATGGGATAACTGCTTCTCTAGTTCCAGTTCTAGCATGTTTACCGTCGTTAACCATAACGAGTTGGTTATCCTGTGTTGGGATACCACCTCTTTCCATTGCTTGTACATCTCTCGCCATGAGAGCAGCGTCAAGACCAAAAGATGCAGCAGTTCCAACACCAGGAACTGTAGATGCTGCTCCAGATGCTAGTTCTAATCCAGCACCAAGCAAGTCACCTTCCATTGCTCTTTGAGCAGCGAAAATTGCAGCAAGACCCAATCCAACAACTGGAATCTTCTTACCAAGCATCTTGAGACCGCCTTTTGCAAGTCCCTTTCCAACTGTTTTTACACCCAATTTAGATGCTTGCTTAGATCCTAGTTTACCTAAGACTCCTGCAGCACGACCACTCTTAAGACCTTTTAGTGCCTTATTAGCTCTCATTCCTGCCAATCTTCTTCTAGCGCCTGGCATTCTCTTGCCACCAACGCCTCTTCTCATGTATCGACCACCCATGAGATCTAATCCAGATCCTAAAAGGTTGGCACCAGCACCTAATAATCCACCACCAAGTCCACCAAAAAGTCCACCCAGTCCTTTGGATGCATTAAGTTTTCTATAAGCAAGACCTCGTGTTTCTGTGTCTATATCGCCAATTCTTGCCTTTTCAGCATCAGATTTAGCTCTTGCTGCTAATTTTTCTGCCTGATCTTGCTGATTTGCCGCAATTTGCTGCTGAGAGTCTGTTTGCGCTTCCGTAGCGGCAACCAGTCTCATTGTTACCATTGTTAGGCGATCGATTGCCTGAACAATTTCACCAGATCCACCACCTCCTCCAATATCAGAGAATGTGTCTAGTTGACCACCTACATCAGGTCTTCTAGCAAGTGCAGAAGTTGGTAAACTTAACCCATCATCACGTATTACTTCGGAACTGATTGGGCTAACATCAACTGTGGCATTAGATGCCATAAAATTATCATCATTTAGTCTCTTTCCACGGAAAGGACCAACGTTGGTCATGGAACCACCCACGACATCTGGATTTATTGCTTCATCTCTAGAAATTCTGTTTCCAGAATAAGCAGATCCCCTTAACGCTGCTGCTAAAGCGCCACCTGCTGCTCTTTTAGCTAAGGCTCCCCCTTTTTTACCTAAAGGAAGTGCAGTTTTAGGTCTTACTATTGGAGTTTCGCTATAACTATAGTCAAAACCACCACGGAATCTAGATGCCTGAGTTCCTGTCGGATCAATTCCTTTTGTTGGTGTTTTTGCAAATCTACCTCTAGTTCTTGCAAGTCTGTCACCACCAAAACTAGAACCTAATGCTCTTTGAAAGAAATAACCTCTTCCTACACCCGCTTCATCTAGAGATGTTCCTTCTGCCTCCGCTTTAGCTTCAGCATACCTACGTTCCTTTGCAGCAAGATCCGAGGATTTTTTAATCCTTCTTCCAATACCCTTAGCGATATCGCTAAGGATACTAGATTCTCCTCGTGCATCTTGATATGATAGGTATCCGTGTGCCATTATTGTCGTTTAGCAGCTGCTTCTTGTTCTTTCTTAAGTTTGTCAAGATATTGAAGCAACAGACTTGTATAAACCTGCCGCTCCCATGGCATCATATTCTCAATTTCACTCAAGCTATATTTATGGTGCTGCATGAGAGCGAAGTTAGTTTTATAGTACCCCTCCAGTGTATTATGGAAGAGTGCTATCCGAAAAAACTTGCTAGACCAGTAATGACATATTCAGATGGAACTCCAGTATTTGGGTTTTGAACCGTAAACTTGTGTTCTAATCTTGGACTCTCTTCAAAGAATTTTTGAACTAGTTCAAATTGCTTATTTGTTAATCCTTCAATAAATTCAATAAATTCTTTTTTGGATGTCGTAGAACTGTCATATACGTCTTCGCCATCAAAAATCTGATCGATGCAATTTGCAATAATATCAACAACTTCCTCAGTATCAGGAGATTTACCGATAATCGATCCAGTAATAAATTCTGACCAAGATGGATATTTCATGATTATTCCCATAGTGTCAGTTAACATAATTTTGGGATCAGATGACTCTGGTCGGAAAACTTCAACTTCTGTAAGATTCAGTCTATATGTTACTTTTGTCTCATTGTCATCTTTACAGATAACTTGCATATCTACAATTTCGCCAACAGAAACTGCACGAATCTGAAGGAAAATATATTCCAAATCGAAGAAAGGAAGATCTTCGATTTTGATACGCGATTGAATACAGTTTTTTAGTAATTGCTTTACAGCATCTTCAATCGCTTTTTCGTCATTTGCCTCCATTGCCAAAAGAAGCAATTTTTCTTCTTTTACGACAAATGGGCGATATTTAATTTTTTTGCCATTAGATGGAATTTCCAACTCATAAGTTGGAAGAGCAACCTGTGGTAATGCCATTATGTTTAGACCAGATCATATGTATATTTAGCGCGACTTTTAGAACCAAAAATTAGCGGAAAAAATTTTCCCAGTTTTATGGAATCAAAAAGTTGATTTTGTTATGCAATATCAGATAAAACTCGATTGCCTTCGCCACCACCAGTTGTTCCACTGTATGGTCTGTATAAATCTAAAAGACCAGTCTGTTTCTGTGCGAGTTTAAGTTCCTCATCAGTAATACCAGAAACAACCTGATACTTCATTCTTTCTAGTTGTTCTTCAGTGTAAGCAGCGTTAACATCACCCTTCACTGCAGTAATATCTTTATTAATAGTATAGTGTCTATTGTATGATAATTGTACTGTTAGTTGAGTAATTTGACTTGCACCAAATTGCAATGGAACAGCATCAATTGCATATGGGTATACATTTTCCAAAACATATGTTATTGGATCTCTCTGCACTGGACTGTTGGGACCAGTTTCTGTTTTTTGAATCAACATAGTAGCATTATAACTATCTTTGTATGAAAGTCTAATAGGTCTCTGTTCTTTGTTACTGCCAACGGAAGTACCAGGAGATTCATTAAAGATGGCATCATGCCAACCGTTAAAGAATTTCAAAAGATTTAAGTTTGCATCCAGAGCAAATCCCAACTGAACTTCAGTGAAGACCCTAGCAACTGGATATTTAATTTGACCCATACCTTGATACATTCCAGTATGAGATCCCTCTAAGGTATTGATGTTAGGAAGTTGTGCTTCTTGGCAATAAAATTCTAATAATTTATTGAGATCATCGTCAGCTCCAATTCCTGTTTTAGGAACGATGGAAACTATAAAGTTATTACTGAATGACATGCCTCCACGGCGAGTCATGTCAGAAAGAAAACGATTGATAGACACACTAAATACCTATGTTGGTCCAACTATATTTATGGCGTACTCTGGATTCTACAAACCTAGAAATCCTCAGAAGTACCGTGGCAACCCATTGAACATCGTTTATAGATCGTTATGGGAACGAAAGTTCATGGTGTTCTGTGACAATAATCCAAGCATTATACAATGGGGAAGCGAAGAGGTAATTATTCCTTATCGTGCTCCTGATGGCAAAGTGAGACGTTACTTTCCAGACTTTTACATTAAAGTAAAAGAAAAGAGTGGTAAGTTAACA